GGTATCAGCCCTCTCTTGGCAATCCCAATCAGGCGCTCGGTACGTGTCTCTTCCAACGTGGTCTTGTTACCCAGTCGGGCGGCGACCAGCGTCTGCACCCGCTCGTCAGGATGGTCGGCCAACGCCTTGAACCCTTCGTCAGACTTCGCCATCGCCAGCGTTTCTTTACCCGTGGTCAAGCTGATCTTGGTAGGCGGCTCAACGCCCAGCCCACGCAACAACTCAGCGAACTTCTGATTGCTCATCAGGTCTTCAACATTCTCCCCACACTCGGCGAGTAGCTTGGCCTTGCGATCCTTCACCTCTGAAAGATGTTGCTCCAAGAGAGTTTGATCAAGGCGGAGAACTGGCTCTGTAAACATGCGGATGGTCGCATCGATCAGCTTGAGTTCAACTCGCTGGAACTGCGGCAGGAGAATCAGGAACAACTCGTAGGTCAACTCCACATCGTTGATGCAGTAAGACCCATACTGTGCAAGTTGTTTCGCTGGGAAGTCTTCACGGCGCAGGTCAATCGCATTAACAACCTCAGTGCCCTTGACCCCGATGCTGTAGTGATCGGCCAGCTTGGCGAGGCTGTTGCCCACCTCGATGCCGTGGACTGCACGTGCCATGCTGAGTGTGTCGCCAATCGCCTTGGGCTTGATGCCAAAGTGCCAGTTGAGAATCGCCATGTCGAACATCGCGTTGTGTGCAACGGCCATGCTGTTGTCCCAGTTGAACTGGAGCAACCATTCACAAGTCGCATCCCTGTCGCCACTGAACCACTGCGTCTGCCCATCATCCACCTTGACCGCCACCCCGATCACCTCGAACCGGGGATCACGCACGTACTCTTCGGTCGTCTGCGTCTTGAACCCCAAGTCCTTGCTGGTGTAGTAGGTCTCAAAATCGATTGTGATTGTCTTCATGCTTCCCTCGCTTTCAGCAGAGCATCCGCTTGCCGGTAGGCGGCAAATGCAATTTCTTTTGGCAAGGCATCTCGATTGGCCGGGTTCCCACAGAAACCCTGCATTGCATTGGCCGCAAAGTAGTCGCGCAGGCTCATGCCGTTGTTATAGTCAGAGCGATGCAGTCCCGGCACTGGAAACGCTGGCCCACCTGTATTTTTGTCATTCATCTCGTGCTCTCCTTGATTCGTTTATTGCTGTTCTCAATGTCTTTCAATGCGTTGTACTGGGTGACCAGTTCATCGTAGTCGGGTGCAATGCGTTGCAGGATGTACTCCAACTTTTCTAATCGTTGCATCACCTCCCCGTATGGGGTCAACGCCCCCTCCGCTTTGAGTACGGGGTGACGAAAACCACCTCCACCTCCACTTCCACCCGCACCAAAGACACCCGCAGGGTCAGACCATCCAACTGTGTATTGACCATTGCTCATCGCGCACCTCCAAACATCGTGGACAACTTTTGGTACAGCTTGAATGCTTCGCCCACGCTCATGTTGTCAATGACCGACTCAGCAGAGGGCAAGTTGGGCAGGGGCGTGTATGTCACGTTCTGCAAGGGGGTGTGGAAGGGAGCAGGGGCGGATGCGGGGGCGGGTGCTGGTGCGGCTTTCACCTTGGCTTTGGGCTTGGCCTTGGATGCCCCCTTCTTCATGCGGCGCACACGTTGATCTTCAGGAACAAACGTATAGGCAAACGATGTACGCCCCGCCGCTATATCGGCATGTGTCTCCACACGATTGACTGCACCAGCATCAAAGAACTGCTTGAGCAGGGCGGGGACATGGGACGGCACAACATTAGGCATGACACGCTGTGCGTACATGCGCAACTCTTTGCCTGTGATGCCGGGAGTGTCCTTGATCTTATTCATCAAGATGGTACTCAGTCTATGGTTTGCGGTTTGTGCTTGCACGTTAGTTTCCTTTGGTTGTTGAGGTTGCTCTGCTTGCTTCCATTCTTGGAAAGCCTGTTTGATTTTCTCTTCCATGATTGTGTTCATCATTCACTCCTTTCAATCTGTCGCATCAATGCATTGACATCTTCTAGGTTGTCTTCGTTAACCACAATAGCCAACCCTCCTGTCTCTTTGATTCGGGCAATGTTCTTGTCCTGAAGTGCTGTGGTCTTTCCCTTACCAGCCTTGCACTCGATGGCAAAGAACCTGCCCTTGTAGCACCCAACGATGTCGGGCACACCCGCCGCACCATAACCTGCGGTGACGGGGTAGAAGTAGTACACCCCAAGTTCTTTCAGGATGTTGACTACCTTGGTCTTGACCTTCTTCTCAGGTGTCATCATGGCTCACCCCACTTAGATAAGATTTCAGTGATGCCGCCGCCTTGTTTGGTGCGGCGCTTGGCTCGTTCCTCCAGCATGGCAATGGCTTGGTCGTGGGCATTGGCGGCAATAGCCACCATGTCCTTGTCCTTGCGCATCACCATAGCCAGCATCGCAAAGCCTGCGTAGAGGTCAAGCAGGTTGCTCTCGTGCTCGTTCATTTAATTTTCCTCACACGTCCGATCCACACAGGCTCTTGCTCCACAACAGGCGGTGGAGTCATCTTATCGCTAGGGGGCGTCCATCCGTACTTGCGCCATGTGGCCTGCACGTCTGACCCGTTCGTCCACTTGAACTCGGGGTGACCCACGGGTATCCATGGGTACGTGATCTTTGCTCCGGTAGTTTCATTCATTGCTCTCTCCTTGTTTGCTGTTGATGTAATAAACCCGGTCACTGACTTTGAAGCCAAGATTGGCGACAAGGTCGCCCTCGGTAGTGATCCGTAGCATGGACACTCTTTTGATGATCCATGGGGCTACCTCTTCCTGCGGTACGTTGAGACGTTCCCGCCCGTTGAGGCTCGGCATGTCGAAATCAAGTAGGTTCACAGTGCCGTCTTCATTGAACTCTACCCGCATGGTCTCTTGTGTATTGACCACATCCTCACCATTCTTATTGGTTAACATTTTTCTCCAGCCTTGCAGGCTCAGTTGTTCTTGAATGGCTTGCATATGTTTGCTGAGTTTTGTCGAGATCATGCGAACACCCAATAGGTTGTATCCGACACACGAACACCGACATCCGCAATAGCACTGCCCTTGCTTGCGATCTGCAAGATGGCAACCTTGTTACGGATTAACTCAGGCACCATCAATGGATCGGTGCACTCAGTCTGTGTTTGTTCGTCAGTGAACTTGTACGTGAGACTGGTGGGCTTGATCCACACAAAGCATGCACGGGGCTTGTACTCCCGCATACGCTTCAATTCTGCACCCTCCGACACAATCAGGTCAATGGCTTTCTTAAACGCTTCAGAACGTGGGGTGTATCCAACAGAGAGCATGTACTCCATCTCTTCCACTACCTCGTCACGGGGCAAATGGAAAACCTCACTCCACTTCTCACGTGCAGGCTGACGCAAGTTGCTGATGGCAGTGTTGAGATAACCCGTGCTCTCTTTCACAATGTCTGAGTACGTCATAGGGGTCAGATGCTTGAGCGCAACCTTAAGCGCCTTCGCCATGTCCTTGGACTTGCGGACGTTGTAGCCGTCAGAGTTGTACACATACTTCTCATTGCAGATGGACTTGGAATCCACAGAGTATTCGGTAACACCTGACTTGTTGGTTCCAGTAAAGATGTTGCCCGATGTGAACGCAGTTGTGTCGGCGTAAGTGATACCGATGCGGTTATACAGCATCAACCCGTTGTCCGCAGAGAGAGAAGACAGCGCGAGGGCCAAAAAGTCAACACGGGGCACGATGTTGAAACGCTTGGCCTTGATGGCTTTGTAAAAGGCAAGCAACTCTTGGGTCACGGGGATGTCGTTGATCCAGTACTGATGCCCAGCCTCACGGGCGGCTTCAGAAGTACGAACGAACGCATCAAACGTGCGGGTGCCTACGTAGTTATCGATTGTGGTTTGCATAGTTTGCTTTCAAAGATGTTGGAGGGAGGGAGGGAACAGGTCTCCGGGGGGAGACCTATACATTAGTCGAGGTGAATGGTCGTACCCATGGGAGGCACAACCTTGTTACCACCTACGATAGTCCACAGGACGGGGACAGACCATGTGCCCCAGTCGCCGTTGAGATAGCCATCAGTCAGCACGATTACACACTCGGGCTTGATCTGATGCTTCTGCATGTATGCGCACACACATGCCACGTCAGTACCACCACCGCCAGCAGGCTTGGTGGACGATGCCAGCTTGTCGAGCTGATCTTGTGTATATACCTCATGCGCCGCAACTTGTGTGTCCCAGTACAGCAGGTCAACCTTCTCGGGCGCTACGTTCATACAGATGGCTTGCACCTCGGACAGGAACGCAGTCAACTCAGGGCCACCGATGGAGCCTGATGTATCCACGGCAACCACGATGCGGCCGACAGTCTCGGTGATAGTCGAGGGCATGTAGGTGTTGTGCTGTAACCAGCGGCGGTTAACACGTTGCCATGTGGACAAGTCCTTGCCCACCGCAGTGGACGATACAAAGTCACGCAGTTGCTCACGCCAGTTGACCTTGGGTTCGAGCAGGTCGTCCAGCACACGGGACTGATTGCCGCCGAGTTTGCCTGCCATGAGTTGACCCTGACGCAGGGCTTGATTGATCTCTTTCTTGGCCTGCTCAACTTCGTCCTCGGACATGGCATCGCCAGTATCCCAGTCGTGGTCGTCCATGCCAGCGTCATTGCTAGGCACACCGCTGTCGCCAGCGCCGCTGTCGTTGCCATCGCCCTCGCCGTCCTGCGGATCACCGCTACCGCCATCGCCGGAGTCATTGTCCTTCTCACTGCGCAAGATGTTGTAGACAGTCTGCGAGTCCATGCCACGGAACCGCTCGTCAAGCAGGCCAACCTTGGGCAGGGTGATGAACCCGCCAGTCTGCTTGCGCAGGTCGTCAATGATCAGGTTGATCACGTAGTCGCATGCCATGTTAGCGGTACGTGCATCTTCCTTGTACAGATGCTTCCACAAGAACATGTGCTGGAATGTCTTGTGCAGGTTCTCGTGCAGGACAAGACCACGCAGGTCAGAGTCAACCAACTCTTTGACGAACTTGGTGCCGTACTTGCAGTCGATGCCGTTGGTGCAGGCAGTGCGGACACTGTCGAGCACTTCGTACTTGCCGACCATCAGCACACCAGCATACGTCATGGTGTCAGGGTGACCCATCAACTCCACATGTGCACGTTGCACACGCTGAGTTGCGGTGAGGGAATTCATTTGAGTAAGGAACATGATTGCTCTCCGTTGGTTGATTGATTGGTTGATTACTTGGTAGCGAACAGGAAGTTGTTCTGCGCCGCCCACACAGCAAAGTCAGCGCAGGACGTGGCGATAGGACGCTTGGGGCAAGTCTCGGACATGACGCTACGGGCGAACAAGCCTTGGGCTTCCTTGGGCAGGCGGTTCATAAACTTCATCCACGCATTGATGCTGGTCTTGTCAATACGTTGCACAGCCTTGGTCACCAGCATGCAGGATGCGGCGGCAGACGTGGGCACGATGGCAGTCTCGGGCGACTTGATCAAGTCATCCCATGCGGTGAGTTGGCTGTCCATCTTGTCCATGGTCAGGATGTTGTGCATAGCCTTCTCGCCGACAGTGCCAGCCAGTGCATGGCACAGCACATCGTCACCCAAGATACGGGCACGTTCGTAGATGTGGGACGCACGTTCCATGGAGCGGTGCGTGACGAACGCAGTACGCACAGTGCGAGGGTCGTTGATGTACGTGTTCTGCTCGGGGCGCTCGTACTGCTCGAACGATGCGAACATCTCGGGGTACTCGGACACAGCACCGATGATGACAGGGTGGAGTCCGTGGGGGATGGCGTAATCCTCGATCCACGTTGGGGCGTTGGACTTGGACACACGCACAGTGGTGACGCGGTTACGTGCATGCGGCGGCACGTTGTCACCAATACCTTCGACTTGCAGGTTGGTCGTGGCGAACACGATGCTACCCTCGGCCAGCGTATAGGTGCCCAACGACCGCTCGTTCATCAGGCGCAGGGTAGCGTTGAGCACACCGCCACGTGCCTTGCCGATCTCGTCCAGCATCATCACAACCTTCTTGCCTTTGAAGTGGAAGCCGAACTCTTCGTTGGGGATGAACGAGCACACGTCCTGCCCATCAATGTCCTTGATCTTGGGGACAATGAAGTCGCCAACATCTTTGGTGGTGATGTCAACGTAGCAGAAGAACGCATCCTTCAACTCAGGCTTGCCCTTGAGCATCTTGAGGATGGCTGACTTGCCAATGCCCATCTCGCCCTGCACGAGGACAGTCTGTTGGTCGCCCACGGCGGCGATGAGATCGGATGCTTGACGGAGAGTGATGGAGTTGTAGAGAGACATGGTAATTTCCTTTGGTTTGGTTGAGGTGAGGTTGAATTATAACAAGTTATAGACATGGGTACAAGTTGTGACGGGGTAGCCTCATATTATATGAAGCCGCCCCACTTGTACCCTACTAATCAATCAGAACTTATCCAGCAAGGCATTGACCTTGCGTTGAGTCTGAGCACGGAGCGTGTCGCTGTCCCGCAGGGAGTCAGCGTCCACACCACGCAGTGCATCTTCGAGTTGCTTGCGCATCTCGTCCAGCCGGGTATCCCCGGTGATGTTGAATGACTTGAGGAGACCTGCGATCTCGATGGCGTTCTCGACCAGCGAGTCCCTGAAAATCTTGCGCTTGGTCTCGCCAGTCGCAGGGTCAACATTGTCGGTAAGCCTCTCAGACATACGTGACAACACGTCATGCAGTCTGTCCCATGCATCGCGCATCGCATCCTCGACACGTGAGCGGAGCACACCCTCGTACTGATCCTGCAATTCCTTGAGACCCGTCTCGCCGATGTCCACACGGAAGTCACCAGCCTGCGGCATGGGCGACATGCTGTACCTGAATCCGAACTTGGACTCGATGTGCTCACGTGTGGGGTAGTCCTCACGATTGAACAAGTCGCCCAGTTGGAAGGCGGCGGCCGCAACCAGCGTGTCGTAGTCACTGAGGAAGTTGTTGACAGCCGTGCCGAACTGCGTCTCGTAGTCGGTCAGGCGAGACTTGAATTCAAGGAACATGGTGGTCGGCAACAAGCGGTCGCCGTTGTCACCCCAAGGTTGGGTGACGCTGTACAGCCAGCTACGGCAGGCGTTGGCGATCTTGCCGATCTCTTCGAGCTTGCCCGAACCTGCCATCAGGTTCTTGTTGTAGTTACCCGCACGGGTCTTGGTGGCCTTGGCCTGATCCACCTCTTCGGACACACGCTTGTCCAGCTTGCGCCCAGTCCACACACTGAGGGACAAGTTGACGATGAGTGCCGAACTAGAGAGTTTGGACACGCTGAAGTTGTCCATGTTGATTGCAAACTTTTCCATGATGGTTCCTCTGGGTTGTGGCAGTTTCATATGATATGAAGTTGTGCCGGGTTGAAATACACTTAACTAACCAGCCCCTACTATAACAAGTCTATACGTACTTGTCAAGCAGGGGTAGATGGACGGGGCGTTAACGCTACGTCATTAGTAGCTAACGTATGTCCATGTGACACACCAAGATGTTGGTATGTGTGTTCATTAGTTGGGTCGCCAGTACAGCAGGTCGAGTGCCAACACGATCAGGCACAGCAGGACAACAACCCGCTCGATCTTTTCCCAGAGAGTGCGGTTCATTCCACTTCCTTCACATCGTAGACCTGCGCCTCGGCAGTGTTGTTGCACCTTGTAGGGTCAAACCAATCGAGCATGGTCGCCTCGGCCTCGGCTTGCGTCTCGGCTTCGAGTTCCATCTCTTGGGTGTAAGACACCACAACAATTCCTTTCCAGCGTTTCATGCCATACCCTCCTGTTCTGTCTTTTCCATAAACTCGGCAAGTTCTTCAAAGTTGTAGACGAACCTGCCGTTCTCACGATAGAAGCGCCACCCATCACACACT